TGGTCGCCATCTCCGATGAGTTCTAGTTTTAAACTTGTTGAGAATGTACTTGCCATAATTTATCCTTAATTATCAAAGCCCGAAGGCACTAAAACAGGCGTCCAATTAGGCGTTTGGCTAGGGTCTATTTCAGTCCATCCAGAACCAGCTCCTGGGTTAATTTCCTGCCAATTTGCTACTTGAACTGGGTTTATCTCGCTCCATGCCGATACCTGCATTGGATTAATATCTTGCCAATTTGGGGTCTGATCCGTATCAATATTACCCCAAACGTTTACAACCTTTAGTTTAACAACTGCTTTGACTCCTGTCACTAAAACTGTTGCAGTGCCAAATACGGTTACATCGCCTATTCTGCCTATCGCCTGGGTGCCTGTTACAAATACAACCGCATCTGCTTTAACGTCTACGTCCCCTATTTGGCCTATTGTGGCAACGCCCGTTACATCAATAAAGTTTTCTGTTTGGGTGGTTACAGTGCCAACCCTACCTACAGTAGCAATTCCAACAATATCAATTACAGCGCCTGCCTGAACAGCAACATTTCCTATTTGCCCAACCGCCGTTACGCCTGTAAGGTCAACTATTGCTCCAGATTGAACTTCAACATTACCGACTACACCTACGGCATTTACGCCAGTTACATTTATAAAGTTTTCTGTTTGGGTTGTAACATTACCAAGACGACCCACTGCGTAAACGCCAGTTAGGTCTACAGTTACACCGCCAGAGAATTCAACGTCTCCAATTACGCCTACTGCATTTACGCTAGTTAGATCAACCGTCACACCACCAGAGAACGCAACATCACCAACCCTGCCTACGGCATTTACGCTAGTCAAACCAACGACTGCTTCACCAGTAACTTCTACGTTACCAAGCCTTGTTATGGCACTAACTCCAGTAACAAGAACATCTGCATTAGCCTGAGCGTCTACATTACCGACTTGTCCAACAGCAACGACACCTGTTAGCTGTACAGAAACATTAACAACGGTCTCTCCACTATCCGCAAAGGGCGCTCCAGCGTAGGGAAAAAAACCAAAGGCCATTACTTATCCAAACATTAAGAAAAAGTTACTGTTTGATACTGGCGCACCGCCTGGCGTATAGATAATAAAGATAACGCCTTGTGAGCCAGCACCGCCAGTTCCAAAAGTACCGCCCGTCTGAACAGCGCCACCAGCACCGCCACCACCATATATACCAGTATTTGTTGTTACCGAACTAGCTAAACCGCCTTGTCCACCCTTACCACCGCCCCCACCAATCGTATTAGCAATATCTATCCCTGCACCACCTTGTCCACCAGCACTTCCAGAGCCACCGCCAGCACCTCCACCACCAAGAGTTCCGTTTGCTCCAGTACCTGCACCGCCAGTTGCACCGCCTGTGCCACCAAAGTTATTACCACCGTTACCGCCTACAGATGATGTTCCGTTTGTTCCGTTAGAGCCACCGCCATTACCGCCTCCACCGCCACCAGTAATTGTGCCAGCTAAGCCGCCAACCCCATTACCACCAGTGCCTCCTATTCCGTTAGAGCCACCAGCACCACCGCCACCGCCTGAGCCATAGCCTGTAGAAGCGGCTGTTCCAAACCCACCAACACCACCCGTGCCACCAGCGTATGTTCCTGTACCACCAGCACCACCTGACGAAGTAGGAGCAGTAGTAGCATTGCCTTTTGAGCCACCACCAGCAGTATTAGTAGTGTTAAATGTTGTAGAGCCACCATTGGCGTTACCAGCAGACGTGCCGATTGTGTAAGGAATTGCGCCTGTTAAAGTTTGGTTAGTTAAGACTGTATATCCACCACCTCCCCCACCGCCACCTGCGGCTCGGTTATTTCCCGATACTGCGGCAGTTGCGCCACCACCACCAGCACCAATCATGTGAATAGTGTTACTAGCGTTATTCCAATCGGCAGGGGTTGTAAAAGAAGTGCCTGTAGTTAATAGGTAGGCTTTTACAGTAGTTGGTTGAAACAATACTCCGCTGTTATTACCGCCATTAGTGGAGTTTGCACCAGCGTAAACAAGGTAAGGGTTTGATGCACCTAAAGTATATGAAAAGTTAATGTCCCTAATGGACATATAGTCCATAGATACTCCGCTACCTGTGTAGGTTAATGTTCTTTGCGTTCCTACAGCAGATGAGTTTACTGTTACCACGTTTCCAGCAGTTCCAGTTACATTCCAATTATTAATTGTTTGTGCCGCAGAAAATGTAATGGTATGCGCTACTGTTTTAGTACTGGCTAGTGTGCCTATTACAGTATTAGCAGTTGCGCCAAATGTTGTGGTAGATATTCCTGTAGTTCCACCAATAGTTATTGTGTTGTAAGTTAAAGCTCCGCCAGTAAATGTTCTAGCAGTTGTTGATGTATCACTTAAAACAATGTTGGCTGTATTAACATTGAAGGTTAAATTTGTTGTTGTTGCTGTACTCCAAACAGTTCCAGTTCCACTTAATGTCCAAGTTCCTGAACCCATAGTGAGCGTTCTGGTATTTGAGTTTGAGCTACTAAACAACCCAACACTTACGTTTTGATTATTAGCATCAAATGTTCCAGATGTTAAAGTTAAAGTTCTTGAAGGACTCATTGTAAAGTTATCAACCAACCTAACTGTATTTGTGCTTCCAACTACTCCGATACTAACTGGTGCATTTAATGTATTACCATTTAATGTAATAAATTGTGTCGATGATGCTGAAGCAAAATTATAAGTAATTGTAGACCCAGAATACGGGTTCATTCCTGATGAAATTGTTAAATCACCATAAATAGTTCTAGTTCCTGAAGTGCCGCTAAATGTTCCACTAAATCCTGTAAAATTTAAATTTTTAAATGAACTTGCTACATTGCTAGTAGACCAACTATCTGTTCCAGCAGTTATATTAAAACTAACTGAATTTGCTTCTGTAGTTGATGCTGTCAAAACTGTTCTTCCGCCAGACGCTCCTGAATAGGTACAATTAATTACTGGTGTTCCAGTTACAGAATAAGTGGTTGCCCCTGTAAATATAGTTGCACTATTACCAGCAATATCAATACTGTTTGTCCCAAACGCAAGAGTTCCTGTGAACCCTGTCATGGTTAAAATTCTGCAAACAGAAGTACCTGAACCAATAGTTACAGTATTTGCGCCTGAGTTAGCATTAAAGAAAACATCATCAGAAGAAGTAGGCACGGCTTGACCGCCAGCACCGCCTGAAGTCAAAGCCCATTTAGAGCCAGCGGTAGCATCCCAAGTTCCTGTACCGCCTACCCAATACCTATTAGCCATTTACTGCGCCTGTGGTGGATTAAAGCGCACACCATCCCATGTGTAACCAATGTCACAAAATGGAATTTCCACCAAAGTGCAACCTTCGGGCGGTAGGTCGGTTACCTCGGCAACAATAATGTTTACTACTAAATTGTCTTTAATAACTGCACAGTTAGCCATTTTATACCTCGCTTGCTACTGCTACGACATCCCAAAAGGAGTCAGCATTGTTATACACACAACCTACGTAAATTGTTTTATTGGCAGTTGTTGTTAATGGTAGTGTAGTTCCTATAACACGATAACCGCCAGCCGTTGTTACCCAGCTTAATGTTCTGTTTGTTCCGTTGTCTTTGATTCGGATGGATAGTCTTTGTGCGTCTGTAGGTGTTCCTGAAGGAATTTGAATAGCAGATGTACCAGTAAGACCAGTAATATTATATTGGTCAGCAGTATCGCTAGTAGGTGTAATATTTCCACTTGTTGTTGCTCCGTTTGAGCCTGTACGATTTGTTACTCGTTTATTGGTAAGGGTTTGTGTATCGGTTGTTCCTACGACTGTTCCGCTTGGGGCAGTTACCGTAGTCATAGCAGAAGTGCCGTTGCCGACTACAAGACCAGTTAAAGTTGTTGCGCCTGTACCGCCCCGTTCAACAACCAAAGTACCACTAGAAATATTGGAAGCGTTAATGGCTGTTAAAGACACGCCGTTGCCTGAAATGCTTGTAAATGTTCCTACGTTTGCTGTGAAAGATCCATTAGCATCTCTAGAGACAATAGTGCTTGCGCCGTTGGCATCCGAAGCTGTAGTTCTTGCGTTGGATATGGTTCCACTAGAAATATTAGAAGCATTAATAGCAGAAATAGCCGAAGCGTTACCAGTAAATAAATCTGAAGTTACATTAGTAAACGCTACCGTATTAGTGCCGTTACCAAAAACCTCAACCTTACCTGTCGCATCGTTAATGTAAACCGCTTGCTCTGAGGGTTGAGTAACAAACACTTCCAAAGTACTTGCGGCACTAAAACTAACTTTTGAACCGCCAGTAGAAGAAGAAAATACGGTGTCTCGACTTAGGGTCGATGGTGATGTAAATGTACCAACACCCACCTCCCACTCACCGTCATTAGGAGATGTAGTGTTGTGGATGGTGTAATAAACGGTAGACCCACTAGTAATAGCAGTGGCGAACGACTGATAGCCAGTATATGCACCAGCTAATGTTATAGATCCCGTGCCACTAGTAGTACTAGACTCCCGTACTCTGTCCTTAAGAACCAAAGCCATACGGCCCCCCTAGATTAGGTAGCTGTCAAACGAATAATTGCGTTGCTTGCGTCTGCCGTTGGGAAGTTAACTGCAAAGGTTCCGTTAGTTGAAGTTTTATCACCACCGAATGCTAGTACAGCAACAGCTGCATTTGCCAAGTTAGCGTTATAAATCAAAGCGCCGTTAGCGGTAATGGTTGCATTTGCCCATGAAGTATTTGAGAACGAGATAAAAGCCACGTTTCCAGTGTTGGTTGGGGTTACGCTAACCGATAAAGTATTACCACCAGCAGAATAGTTACCAGCAGAAGCTACTTCATTACTTGTTGAATAAGCAGTTGTGTTCTCGTTAATAGTAGCTGAGCTGGTATACAGTGCTAATTTAAATGTGTTTGCTGTGAAATTGTGCTGACCATTCAAGAGTTGAACTTTAAAACTTGTTGCCATGCCTTGGGTAATTGCCATCTTTAACTCCTAAAAATTTATCTAACTGGCCCTGGTACGGGTAATTTTAATTGACCATCACGGTATGCGCTACGTCTATCTTTACCGTCACCCAATTCTCTGAGTAACGCTAAGGATTCTTGATACTTCTGCTCGTAATACGTAACCATGTCCTGCTCTCCCTTTTGGAAGATTACAGCCTCACGCAGCGAGCCATACAGTAAAACAGTTTCAAAATTATCGCCCAACCATGAAGTGCCAGCGGTAACAATTGATTCTGGGTAATAGTAATAATGCAGCTCTACGTTGTAGTTTGCATCTGGGGTTGGCCCAATAATGTATGTATACGGCTCAAACTGAGCGTAGTAACGCGGAATGCCTTCATCTGTAGGGTTCGGGTACGCCTGACGAATAAAGTTAACATCCTTGTCGATTAAAAACTCTTGGCTACCATCAGCAAGAATAACCGCCATCGAAAAGGACGCTAAGTAGTCTGAAGGTAACGCAAGGTACTTGTCGCTCTGTGTAAAGTTACCTACCTGATTCTTACGAATAGCAGGTATCTGAACGGCGTTATAAACCCGCTCCTCACATTGCTGTACAAAAAGCGGAACATTGTCTATAAAAGTCTGTTCGTAAGACTCGGTATAATCAAGAATCGCTTGCGTTAAATCGGCGTAATTCATTATGCCATCGGCCCACGGGCCATAACGCCCTTAGTAGCTGCACCAGTACCGCGAATCTTAATGCCTGAAGTTTTGGTTGGTTTACCTAAATTTTTGCTGATTTTGCCAACAGAAATATCAAGCTCATCCATAACTTTAGCGCCAGACTCATCTTTAATGGCGCCAGCAACCGTTACTTTTTTACCCGACATGGTGTGTGGCTCTGCATAAACTGAGGCAGGACCAACTTCTTTACCGTCACGTTTCATTGAGTATTTAGGCATGATTAACGACCTCTTCCTGCGCTTTTACGTAGTGCGCCTTGATTAGCTACTTTAGCCATACCACGACCTAGCTTAAGCATTTGCTCGTTGGTTTTACCGCCGCCGCTTGACTTGCCGCCAGCACCCTTCTGAATGCCTACTGATGGGCCTGAATCGCCGAGATTCTTGCCTTTGGTTTTACCTTGTTTAGTAATACCGTCTGCGCCTGATTTAAACATGTTCTGCTCCTATGTTGTCGTTACCGTTACTGTACCAACAATTACTTGTTGTACCAAGTCATTTGGTGTTAATCCTGCATCTGGCCCCCTACTGCCTCCGACTGGATTCCACCCCCACTGAAACACCCTACTACCCATTGTTGGGCCTCCAAAACCGTCTTCTGTACTTCCCCCATTAGGGTCTACCTGCAAGCCGTTTAAACCAGCCTGATAATACGTGTTATCCGGTCGTGGATTGCGCAATGCCTGCGGATCGTCTACTGGATACATACCCAACTGCAACTGCGGCTGATCTGGATCCCAACACGCCTTACAAACATATAGCTGGTAAGGTTTAGTCTTAACAATCTCAATCCGCAGTTCTTTAAGTTTATATCGCTGCCCGCATCTGTCGCACTGCGAAATTGCTATTTTGCCGGATGCAAATCTATTTGGCACTACCTACCCCTACGTAATATACATACGACGTGGCACAAAGCGGATCGCCGCTTTTTCTCGGTCCTCATCTGCCGCTAGCTGCCATGCTTCGTCGTACTGTGCTTTTAAAACTCCCAGACGGCCGTCCGAGCCCGGAATCTTAATCGCTAAATAATATGCAAGCCCTGCAATCATGCAAGGCAAAAACCGGAACGGTATGTCCATCGTATTAACGCCGTTGCCGCTGTCGTGGATTCTGCGCAAACGCCAGTACACAAACGTGTAATAAGGGTCGCCAACGCCTCCTTGGTCAGGGGTAGGCCACACTACTATCTTTGGTGCATCGACGCCTGCAGGGGGCGTAGAAGAGCTTGTACCAGCGTATGTTGCGCCAGACTGACGGTTTATCCACACTTGGATCGGCCGAGCTTGCTGTAACTTATTAGGGATTGTCGCGTATGTGGAGACTGAAATTCTAGTAATCGATAAATCCGCCTGCGTGTTCTGAACACCAGGGTTTGTACGGATAACGTGCTCAAGTAAGTCAACGGTATCTAGCGGCAGGTCGTACGTATTAACGCCCTGAACCAGCGGAATCTGCCCCTGCTCAACCGTCCATAAGTTAATACCACGGTTAGCCCAATCCGCAAACAGTAGGTTGAGGGAGCGACGCGCAGTCTTTAAATCATAGCCCGAACGCAGCTCTGAGCCACAGCGCTCAAAAGCTTCTTCAACGATCTCAGTGAGATCGAGGTTAAATGTGGCGTTAGCGACTACGGTCATCTTTTACTTAACCTTTCGAAACGGCTTTACTTTTGC